GTCGACAACAAAGCCCGAATCATCATGCAATGCTGGGCCTTTAGCAGTAAGCCCAATCACTACCGGACCGGCCATTACGTTATCCAGATCAGACAAATCACCATCGATAACTGGTCGGCCTAGGTATTCGCTCGGTATTGAATTTTTAAAAACTACAGCGATGGGCACGCCGGTCGGTAGCGCGACGGCTACCTGTTTCTGGTACTGCGGTCGGTCGCTATAAGAAAACATCAGCCTGTAGTTGTCCGGCGTGTTGCCCAATCGTTTCGCTAGCTTGGTGTAATCGTAAAAAAATAGATCTGGGAATTGCTGAGGAATATTGTGCTCTTCCCAAGGTATGTCAGAAATAGTATTTAGCCGCACAACGCCCTGCACGTTTTTCTTTTCACATACGTTTTTTTGGAAGTTTGACAGTTCTCGGGTAAGTTGGGCGAGAAATCCAGCTTGGTCGGAATGCCAAAAGTCGGTTTTCTTCTGACGGGCTACGTTGATGTGCGGATTGTATTGGGCGCGTCCAGATTCTTTGAGGCAAAATTCCATGCATCCGGCTGCCTTGCTGCCTGCACAAATGATGTTGTCTGGCAGCATGCTCAAGCTGGCCATGCGGATAGGCTTTGGAAAATAGTTATTGGGCTTGCTCTGTGTCTTTTTTATTTTCGTGTTTGACGCGGTCGTGTTCAATAGGCTCATTGTTCGCACTCTTGTTATGGTGTAAGCGAAATGTCGCATACTCTAGATCAGCAAACAAGCTCCCAATTCGTTTTTTTCTTGCACGTAAACGCATTGCGGTGTGGAGCGCAGTGTGTCCCTCGCCATAAGTTTTTTCATAATCGGATTGCCGCATTGCGTTGGTTTGGGATATGGCGTTCCAATGATTAACAAAGGCCTGACCTTGTTTGAGGTAAAACCTGTTCTTTTCTGCTAACGCTGCCTTACGCTCTTTTTCGCGCTGTCCGAGTTGTAAATGTCTTTTGAACAATAAAAACATGTCAAGTGCCTATGCGTTTTATCGCAGCCTAACAACACGCTTGCGCGCAGTGTCAATACCCTAACCCTTATTTCGCTCCCCTATATAGTACTTTTCTAGCAAACCAAAAAAGATAAAAAAAGTTTCCGGAAAACTCCTATGTAGTTACGCGTTTTTTGCTTCAGGCCGTAACGCCGTGAATCGCGATGGTACGCCAGCGGTACGGCTACAGGCCCCGTTTTATAAGGGCTGTACCGGTGTACCGCCTGTACCGCCATTTTTAAAATTGTTTTTTCAAAAATATGTCTTGCTGAAAAGTACTATATAGAAGCCGGATTTTTTGAACCAAGCACCCCGTCCCCCTCTAACTTCAGAATGCAACGCTTGCATCGATCAGGACTATCGCTTTCCAGAAATTTCGCTTTGGGGATCACTCTGTCACTGCCATTGCCGCAGAGTGCGGCCACCCGCCCGTCCATTTGGGCATGTAAGCGTTCAAGGCTTGTTCTGCCGCTAGGCTTTTCAAAACTAAATCCGGTCATTCACTTTCTCCTATAAGTGGGCGGGGCAGGGCAGTCGCTATAGCCGACTCCGAGCGTGCGGTTGAGGCCCGCCATTGCTGACGGGCCGTGCCCCAAAAAGGTAGGGGCCGAAGCCCCTGTTGGTTTAG